CGCCGCACCACAGTAATTGCAGCTTCACAGGTGACGCCATGAGTATACCGACCTACGAGCACGATCCCAACGCGCGGCTGGACTATCTCAATAATTGGTCGGCTTGGCTGCCTGCCGGCGATACCATTGTAACCTCGACGTGGGTCACGTCCGATCCGGCGATCATTGATGAGGACGAATCGAACACCACGACAACGGCGACCGTTTGGATCCGCACGAGCGGCGCAGCCCTGGAGAATGAGTATCTTGTAGTCAATCACATCACTACGGCGCAAGGTCGTCAAGAGGATCAAACCATCAAGCTCAAGATTAGGCAGCGATGAAACTCAAAGGGCTAGTATTTCCGTCGTACTTGACACAGCGGAATCGAGCGTTGGATCCGCCGAAGATGCAGTGGAAGGCCCATTGTGGGAAGAAGGCCCAGCTGCGTAACCTTCGACAGGTCTGCCGGAAGATCCTCGAGTCAAAGGACCCCGCGGTCCAACGGCAAGTGGAACGTGTGATTGAAGCGACGAAGACCGAACCGATGGCGGAGTTTCGGTAAGCTTCATCTGATCCACTCCGCGCTGGATGCGTGCGACCAGACCGGCGAACCGTGGGACGTGTGCATGAAGTATCTGATGGACAAGTTTGATGACATGGCGGCAGACGCGGCAGAGGCTGCGGCGACGGCCCCATCAATCTCAGGTCGGACGTAGACGCGGGATTCTACCCGGTATACGAGCGCGTCTTGTGTCTACGCCCGATCCTGCTTAGAGGTGACCCATGAAGCGAACACTTCTTGCTGTACTGACTGTATTCATCCTCGCCCATGCACCATGGCGATTGATGGCGTTGGGTGTGGAGGTGTTCTTTGTGTCGCCGGGTCACACACGTATCAGCGACCAGAACACGCGCTACTGGGAAGCATTGGCCTTGGAGAGCAACCTAATCCGAATAGGGTGGGCTGTCAAGTACGAAACACCCTTGACCATGATGACTCGGCAGGGCCCGATCAAGGTGTATGGATTGACAGCGACGGAAGAGCACACAGTATATGTGGACGCGGCCCTGAGCTGGAATGCCCGCCACGCTGTTCTTGCTCATGAAGCGGGTCACGTCTTGCAGCCTCACTGGATGGACTATGCAAAAGGCGATGTGTTTGCGGAGATCATCGCCGCGCTTGTCGTGAGAGACAGTCCTCGTGAGCATGCGCGCTATCTCTCTGCGTATCGTGGTGACTTTCTTATAGTGGCTCTCACGGAGTGGCGCACGCTGTATCGATCAGCAGCGCTGTTAAGAGAATGACGATTGACAAGTCCGCGCGGTACTACGAACCACTTCTCCGTGCGAGTCTCGCGCGTGCGATGAGGAGGCTCCGACGGTCAATGAGCGTGGACGATTTGGCCAAGATTATTGCGTTGGGACATACGAAGCTGTTTCCCACGGCCACAATCAAGAGAGCCTTTGATCCTGCGAGCAAAATCATTCGTGACGCAGTGCGCCAGGGTGGACGTATCGGCGCAGAGAAAGTGCAATGATTGACTTTAGCTTCGATGATAAAGCGGAGGAAGCACAAGCGGCCGCAGAAGAAATCGCGGCCAAGATGGTCAAGGAGATCACGGTAGAGACTGAGGCCAACATCCGCAATTTGATCATCCAAGCTATCAGAGAAGGAAAGTCGCCGTATGAGGCGGCCATTGAGATTCGCGATCTGATAGGGCTCACGGCGGCGCAAGGACAAGCGGTCAAGAAGTATCGACAACAACTGATCGATGCAGGTCTGTCTTCCGCCAAGGTGGAGGAGAAAGTCGAAGCCTACGCGAATGAACTCCTCGCTGTTCGTGCGGAAAATATCGCGCGGAATGAGATCATGGACGCACTGAATGAGGGCCAAAGTCAAGCCTGGCGCCAGGCGCAAGATGAAGGAGTGCTGAGCGACAAGGCCACGAAGGAATGGATCCTCAGTGAGGATGCGTGCCCATTGTGTGAGGAAGCCGCGCAGCAAGAACCTGTGCCCATCTCGAGTGAGTTTCGTGGCGGTGACCCGCCGCTACATCCGCGGTGCCGCTGCACCATTGGGATTGCTTCACCATGAAACTGGGGCGTCCGCCCAAGAAACCTGAGGATCGACTCAGTGAAGTCATCCACTTCCGCGTGACGAAGGAGGAGAAGGATCAATTGTGTGTGAAGGCGCTCCGCGCGGGCCTGTCGTTGAATGAGGTACTGCGTAGAGTGTTGTTTTCCCGTGTAGAAAAAACTCAGTGACTGTCCACTCGTGTTAGATTAGGAGTTCAAAGATTATGCCGCAATTGACGCCGGTCGTAGACTCACTCGACAAGGTTCCGGAAGCTGCTCGTCCGTTCTATACTCAGAAAGACGGCAAGTACGTCGTTGATCTGAGCGCGCCGCCCGCAGGATATGTGCCCGCCGCTGACTTGGCCACGGCCAACGGAAAAGTCGTGGAATTCCGGGACAAGAACATCGCGCTGCTTCAGGAAGTCGAACCGCTGCGAGTCATCAAGACGAACTTCGAGGGAATCGACCCGGTCGCCGCAAAGGCCGCCCTCGCCGCAAAGGCCGCCCTCGAGCAGAAAGGCGTGAAGAACGCGGATGATGTCGCAACGTTGGTTACTGCGGCAGTCGAGGCTGCTGTGAAACCGCTCAAGGACGAGGTGGCCGCATCGCGCGCAACTTCAGACGCCAATGCCAAACGCGCGGACGACCAGACACTTCGAAATGTCGTCGGCGAGAAATTCAGCAAGGCGGGCGGAAAAGCCAAGGCGCTGGATTACATCATCGGTCAAGCCCAATCGGTGTTCAAGATCGAAGGCGGTGTTGTGAAGGCGCTGCCGAACAAGTTCAGCGCCGAGAAACCGGGCGAACCCCTGGGCGTCGAGGAATGGCTGTCAGGTCTCGCGAAAGAACATGACTTCGCGTTCGAGGGTTCTGCGGGAAGTGGCGCGGCGCCGGTCAAGGGCGGAGGCGGTGCGCTCCGAGCAGGTCAGACGATTCTGCGCGATCCGACGCCGCAGCAACTCGGCGAAAATGCGAAAGACATCAAGGCGGGCAAGGTCAAAGTCGAGTACTCCAAGTAAGCACAGGGTGGCCCTGCCCGGCGGGTGGGGTCACTTGGTTTCGGCGAAACCTGTGCTGCTTAACTAACATTAGTGTAAGACGCGTAACTGGGGGATTCGACGCGGTGCGAAGAATCCCTGGCCCACCTCAGTGAGGTGGTGCCCGACTCCGGTGGAGTTGCCTCGAAAACCAACTTGTTTTCAAGGAGATTTCAACCATGGCCGGAGCACTTGTCACCACGAACATTCTCGGTACCACCGTCGCAATGGGTCTTGCCACCTTGCGCGAACAGGTGGCTCTCGTTCTCATCGCCAACCGGGAATACGAAAGCGAGATCACCGCGGCAAAGCGATTCGCCACGGTCAACGTTTCCGTGCCCGCCGAAGTGGCCACCCGCACCGTTGCACCCGACGTGGTGCCGCCTGCGGTGACGGCTGTCACGCCCACCAGCATTCCCGTGTCACTCAGCGAGTGGAAGGAAGCGCCGTTCGCCATGGACGACAAGGGTCTGTCCCAGGTCGACCGCGGCATCCTGCCGATGCAGGCCTCCGAAGCCGTGAAGGCATTGGCCAACGGTATCGAAGACTTCCTGTGGTCCAAGTCCATTGGATGGTACGGCTTCGCCGGCTCTTCGGGCGTCACGCCGTTTGCCACTGACCTGTCAGCCTACCTCGACGCGCGCAACATAGGCAACAAGCAGCTGATGGACTTCGATCCGCGCTACGTGGTCCTGAATTCGGATGCGGAAGCCAACGCGCTGGGTCTGCGTGCCTTCCAGGATGCGTCGTTCCGTGGCGATACGGACGGCATCATCAATGGTCAGATTGGCCGCAAGCTTGGGGCGCTGTGGATCATGTCGCAGCGGGTGCCGGTGCATACTGCGGGCACGTATACCACGGGCTACTTGGTGAACAACGGCGCCGGTTATCCGGTCGGTACCAAGACGATCACGGTCGACGGTGGCGCCCTCGGTACGATGGTCGCGGGTGACATCATCTCCTTCACGGGGCACACGCAGACCTACGCGGTGGTCAGCACAGTCGGTGGTTCGACCATCACTTCGATCACGTTCGAGCCCGGTCTCAAGGTCGCGGTCATTGACAACGAGGCGATCACGGCGCGTGACTCGTTCGTCAAGAACGTGCTCATTCACCGCGATGCACTGGCCTTCGCCATGGCGCCGCTGATGGACACTGTCCAGGTGCCCGGCGCAACGCTTCAGGCCGTGGCGGTCGATGAGGTCTCGGGCCTGTCGCTGCGCTTGGAAGTGTCCCGTCAGCATCGGCAAGTGCAGTGGTCCTTCGACGCGCTCTACGGTTCCTCGGTCATTCGCGCTAACGCCGCCGTCTTCATCGCCGGCTAACATGAACGGTCGGGAGGCAACTCGATTCTGAGTTGCCTCCTTTCCCTCACATCAAATAGGAGACACGTTCATGCCGCTTTCAGTTCTCAATCACGAACACGAGTCCAACAACCTCAAGGTGGTCAGCGGTCAGCACACGACAGTGGCCGCCAGCGATACCATCGTGACGGGCCTGCGCAAGGTGCTGTATGCGGTCGCCTCCCTCGAGGACGTGCCTGTTCTCACGGCGGACCGCGCGCAGGCGACCGTCGGCGACCAAGCTGGCACGCCCGCGGCAGGATCGATCCTGATCAAGACGTTCAAGCCGACGACCAACTTGGACACGACACCAATCGCGGCGACCACGTTCGGCAAGAAAGTCAATTGGGTCGCGGTAGGGTACTAAGGTGCCTGTTTCCGCCATCGACGTAACGCCCGGCTCGGCTGCTGCAAACGCCTACGTAACGATTGCAGTAGCCGACCAGTATCATCTTGACCGGCCCGCTGTCGGAACAACTTGGGCGACGGCGACGACTGATCAAAAGACCACAGGGATTCTGTGGGCGACCAAATTGCTGGACGCGTTGTGGGAATGGAATGGCTACCCCACAGATGCGATCCAAGCACTGTTGTGGCCTCGCACAGGTGTATGGAAGCGGAACAAGTGGGAAGAGGTTCCGCGCAACATTATTCCGATTGAGTTGCAACAGGCGACTGCGGAGTACGCGCGTCAACTTCTCGTGAGTGATCGCGCGGGTGACTCAGACATCGAGACCGTAGGATTGAAGTCCTTGACGGCCGGGCCCGTTTCCTTGGCGTTCAAAGATTCTGTCTTCGCAAAGCCAGTCCCCGATGCGGTGATCAATTTGATTCCGTGTGAATGGGGCTACGTGCGAGGACGTAACACAGGTGTCCGGAACTTGCTGAGGGCCTAATGACTCGAGCATCACTTTCTCGTCTCACGACAAGCGGAACGACCGGCACAGCCGCCCTGGAATTGATCGCGGGCGCTGCGCGGGGTTTCTACTTGCGTGAGTTGACGCTGACGCAAGTGGCCGCGACGGCTAGCATTTTTGGTGCGGGGCGACCTGCGGCCAAGGGCACTACGCCGACAACTCCTGTGTTCTTCCAGGAAGAGAATCAATTTGGCCTGACGACGAGTACTGCGTCAACAGCACTCGCGTGGGGCGCGGGACCGACAGTGCCAGCCGTGTTCTATCGACAGAATCAGATGCCGGCGACAGTCGGCGCAGCGCTCCAGTGGCTCTTCGGGAGTTTGTGGGTGCCCGCGGGGTCTACGTTCGTCCTGTGGAACGGAGGCACCAACAGCGTAGTGCAAGTCAACGCGGTGATTGACGAGGGGTAATGGGACTCCTCGATATTGTCCGGTCGGGTGTGGCTATCGCCAATACGTTGACTGCGGACTTGCAAGCCACAGTAATTCGTGAGGCGGCGATTTTGCCTCTTACGCAAGATGTTCGGGGCGAACCCAATCGGGCCGCGGGAGTGAATGTGCCGGCGCTTGTCGAGATGAAGCAGCGGATGGTCAAACTCGCGACAGGAGAGATCATCGCTTCGCGCGCCAAGGTGACGTTCCTTGATCCGGCGATTGTGATCCACGTGAAGGATCGGTTGACGTTGCCTGATGGATCGCAAGGCCCTATCCTTGAGACGGAAGGACTTGTTGACCGAGGCACTGGGAAACCAATACTTGCGGAAGTGTTCATCGGCAGCTAAATGGCTTTCACGAAGTTTACTGGCGCCAGCGCAATGCTACGGAATCTCGCTAAGTTGCGCGAGCAGTTGCCAGATCGTTTTGGGAATGCGTTGCGCCAAGAAGCTGAGATCGAGGCGACTGAGTGTAAGAAGCGAACCCCGGTGAAAAGCGGGGCCTTGCGCGCATCAATTCATGCTGAGGGCCCCGTGCGTGAAGGTCGGAAAATTTCTTGCGCCATCGTGGCGGGAGGACCTGCGGCTCCTTACGCGTTGACCGTTCATGAAGACTTGGAAGCGTATCACAAGGATGGTGAGGCCAAGTACATTGAAGGTCCGCTGAATGAAAGCGCGTCGCACATGGCGGAACGGATTGCGAAGAGGCTTGAGAGTGAGGGGCGGTAATGGCGTTCGCGGACGACATCATCTTTCTCTTTCAGGAGGCTACACTCGGTACGCCTGGTGTTGACTTGTTCATTGGGCCGCGCCCCATCGTGAGTAACACCGCCGTGGCCACGTTGACAGTGATACCGACGGGCGGGCAGGCACCGGAAGGCACGCACAATCTCACGGACGTGCCAGCGTATGTGCGACCTGCTGCGCAGATTGTGTGTCGTGCGACGACGCAAGCAGCTGCTGAGGCCAAGATTCAGTTGGCCTACAACAAGTTGTTCCAGGTGCGGAATCGTTTCGTCAACGGCACGTGGTACCGACAGATCACCATTGTTCAGGAACCGTTCCCGATTGGTGAGGATGACAATGATCTCGTACGTTTCGTATTCAACATCAATTGCGTGAAACGGCTTTCAGCAGCCACTAGTTAAAGGAGATTTGAAATGGCAGCCACTGTTACGTCCAAACTCATCGTGAATCTGCAGTCAATCCTGGCGAACTCCATCGGATTGGCGACAGCTCAAGCCTCCATCGAGACCGGCATCAACAAGGCTCTTCCTGACGGCACCGGCGCGGACCAAGCCAACCGTGTGTACTCCGAGAGCGCCAAGTCCATCAGCGCAGCTTACGATGTGGATCTGTCAGGCTCGCTGCTTGATGCGTTTGGCGCGGCCTTCGTCCTGGCCCGCGTCAAAGCTATCTTGGTGGTAGCGGCCGCGGCCAATACTGGCAACGTCATCATCGGCAACGATGTCGCTTCAGTCCTACTCGGATTCGGCGCAGTCGCTCACACGTGGGCCGTCCCTCCGGGAGGTGTGTTTCTCGTGTTTGCTCCGCAGGCGACTGGCTGGCCGGTCACTGCGGCCACGGCAGACATTCTGCAGTTCACACCGTCGGCTGGAACGCAAGTGTTCGACTTCGCAGTTCTCGGAGCGAGCGTCTAATCCGGATTGGGTGGCGAATCCCACCCTTTCCTCCTTGAGGAGAAATAGCAATGTCGAACGCAGTCACCACCACCGGAATTCTCGTCAAGCGCGCGCCGTTTGCTACACCTACGGCGTTCGTGACCATCGGAGAAATCACCGAAGTCGATCCCGGCGGCATGAGCCGCAACAAGATCGAGACGTCGACTCACAACGATGGCAGCGAGAGCCATGTGCTTGGCATCTTGCGTCAGATGGATCCGTCGTTCAAGATCAATTACTTGGCGGCGGAGGCTGGCCATATCCTGATCCTCTCGGACATCGCCAACAACGTCAAGAACGCGTGGCAGGTTCTATTTCCGTCGGGCAAGACCCGGACGGGATTTGGCTACGTGCAGCAGTTCAAGTTCGATGTGGCGCCGGTCGACGGTAAGCAAGGCGCGGCGCTTGCGTGGGTTTGGGCGGGCGTTGTTACCGAGGCGTAATTCTTTCTGGGGAGTGTGACATGAGTGAGTATCTGTTGGCGTCGGACATCCTCTCTGCGGACGATCTGAAATATGTGGATGAACTAGTCCCCGAGTGGCCGAAGAACAATGAGTCGGGGGTGATTCGTCTGCGTCAGTTGGATGCGGGAGAATCCATGGAGATGTCCGACGCGATGAACGAGTCACCGCGGAGCGGCATGTTCATCATCCTCGTCTACACGGCGCGCGATCCGCAGACGGATCAGAAGCTGTTTCCACTACCGGAAGATGAAAAGTTGCGGCGGGAACAGTTGGCCAAGTATGTTGGGGACTTGAAGCGCAAGAGCATGATCGTCTTGAACCGTCTCCAATGGGCGGCCATGAAGGTAAACAACATGGGGCCGCGGGCACGGACTGAAACAAAAAACGACTCAAGCGAGGCGGCAATCGCAGGTTCGCCTATCGCCTCGCTCGAGAGTTAGGCTACGCGAACGTTGACCGGATGCTCCGCGAGATCACGTGGCAACAACTCGAGGAGTGGAAAACGTTTCAAGAGCTTGAGCCATTTGATACCGAGCGAGCCGACTATCACTCAGCTCAAGTCGTTCAGGCGCTGTGGAATATTCACCGCGACATGAAAACAAACCCGAACGGTTGGCCCATTGAGAATTTTCTTCTCACGTTCGGGGACACGCCGCGTCCAGTTATTGCGCAATCGCTCGAGACCCAGGAGCTATTGATCGATAGTTGGATTGCCGGCTCTAATGCGGTTTTAGCCAAGGGAAAATAAGTGGCCACCGACATTGGTGTTGTCCGCGGTCTTATCGAACTCCAGGATAACTTTACAGGTCAACTGGGGCTGGCCGAGGCCGCGCTCGGACAATTCACCAAACAAAATCAAGAAAGTCTGATCGCCGTTGCAGGTGCGGTCGGTCTTGTCACGGCAGCCTTTGGGTTGGCGGCGACGGCTGTCTACAACCTCGGGCAGCGCGGTGCCGATGTTAAAGACGTCGAGAGCACACTGGAACACTTCTCCGGTACTGCGGCAGCAGCAGCCGCTAACCTTGATGCTCTTCGTAACGGCACTCAAGGAACCGTTGAAGACTTCCTCTTGATGAAGGATGCTTCCAAGCTGTTGTCAGCCGGCGTCAAGTTGAATACAGAGGACTTCAGTACGTTGGGAGAAGCCGCGTTTGTTTTGCAGAATAGGGGACTCGGCGGCACGAAGGAGATGCTTAATCTTGTCTCCGATGCAATGGTCACGGGCCGCACGCGTGCACTTTCGATGGCGCTAGGCGTGATTGATGCGGGAGATGCTGAAGAGAAATACGCGCAGCAACTTGGCATCACGAAGGACCACCTGTCCGACACAGGTAAGGTCGAAGCCAAACGTCTGGCGATTATGGGCATGCTCCGCACGGCGGTGGCAGACGCCGGTACTCAGGAGCGCGACTTTGGTGAGCAGATCGAATTCGCCCAGGCGGCCATGACCAATTGGATTGACGAACTTGGCAAGGCAATTGCAACTTCCCCCGCCCTTGCAGCTGGAATGAAGGCCATTGAGAGCGCCCTGAAGGCAGCTTTCGGTGGTGATAGTCAGGAGGCTATTGCCACAACGATGGAGGCGGTTAAGAGTGGTGCACTCATCACGGTAAGCTTTGGTATTGCTGCGGTAGAGACCGCCCGTGTGATCCATCGCGCATGGGAGGCGATCAGAACAATTGTCCTCGGGGTGGAAACTGTCCTAGTCGCTGTGGCTACAGCAATCACGGGCGCGATCTCGATGATCGTCATTGCGGCGGGGAACCTCCCGGGCGCGTCGGACAGCATGAAGGAGATGGCCCGTCAAGCCAAAGAAACGGTTGTCTTCCTCGCGGAGATGACGAAGAGTTTGGCTAGTCAGACGGCTGAAGCCGGTGCGGCCGTCGCTGGCTATTCAGAGTTTGATAAAACCTTGGACAAGCTCGGCGGCACCATGTTTGAAGTCCGTGACGCTATCCAAGGTGCAGAGGCTATTCAACAACAGAGCAATGAGACAACTGACATTGCTTCGAGCAATGCACAGAAGTTAGCCGCCTCCAATTCAGAACTCACTTCTCGCTTGATTGATCGTGCGAAGATCGAGGAGGAGCTTTGGAAGATCGAGGAGAAGTCTCTAGGGGAGACGACTGCGCTGTGGAATGAATACTTCATGCTGCGTAAGGCGAATCAAGGCACCTCGTTTGATGCGGCCAAAGCGGCCATCCAACAGTGGTTCGATGATGAAGTCGCCAAACTGGACGGTAGTGATCGAAACTGGCAATCACACTACGAGGCTATTTCCGCAGTAGCTAAGGAGAAACTCAAAGCAGTTTCAAGCGACTGGGACAGTGTTAAGGACAAATCCATTGAGGCGTTGCGGATGCAGGCGGAGGCCGCCCGTAACACTTACGAAGAGATGGTTTTTGGTTCCTTGCACTTCACGCGTGAAGTCCTCGATGAACAGCTGAAGAAAATCCAGGAGCTCGAAGACGCAGCGCGTGGTATGACAGGGGCTTTCGCAGAAGGACAGACCAACGCGAACCAAGTCATTGAAGAGACCATCGAATTGATCCGCACGTTGTCGGGTGAGATGATCACGATGGCGGAAGCCGAGCGACGACGCACTTCTGGCGGATCGACACAAGTGAATAAAGCCAATCTGATCATGACGAGTGATGCCTGGTTCGAGATGATGGGCACATCAAGGGCCTCGGTGTTTCAGTTGCTCGACGCGGGGTTCTCCCTCGAGAATGCGTTTGCGGTGATTCGTTCGGGCATGAACCCCAATGACTGGAAAGGCGACAAGGGTCCTCGGGTACCGGGATTCGCGGAAGGTGGAATTGTGATGGTGGGGGAGCGTGGCCCCGAGGCGGTGCGTCTGCCTTTCGGAAGTCAAGTGTTTCCGACGGGCGCTACGCCGGGTGGGGGCGGAGTGGTTAACATCGAGATCTATGTGAATGGAACGGCTGCGGACGTGGCCAAGAAAGTCAGCGCGGAGATCATGCGGACACTGAAACAGCATCGCCAGTTTGGCGCTGCGTAAAAGGAGAACGGAAATGATCGGAGTACCAGAAACACTTATGGTCGCGCAGGGCAATGGTGATGCGATCACCGCGGCCGCGCGAACCTCGATGCTGACCACGGCGGCAGCCCACGCGAAGAAGACGATCCCCGCCAACTTCCTGAGCTACTTGGGCCAGACGCTGCGCGTCGAGGCCCATGGCCGAATTAGTTCGCTCATCACGACGCCTGGTACTGCGCGTTTTGATCTGGCGTTTGGCGCCACTGTAGTCTTCGATGGACTGGCGATTCTGCTGGACACTATCGCGGGTCACACCAACGTTGGGTGGAAGCTCGTTCTCGACCTGACGGTCCGCGCTGTCGGCGGCACAGCCAATCTGTTCGGCGGCGGAACGTGGACCTGCGAGGACATCCTTGGTGTGCCCGCGACGGCACCGAAGGGCGTGCTTACGGCTATGCTGCCGTGGAATACGGCGCCTGCTGTCGGAGCCAACTTTGATTCAACGGCCTCGCAGCAGATCGACTTGTTCTTCACTCAGACTGTGGCCACGGGCAGCGTGCAGTTGCATCAATACACACTGAGCGCCCCGAACGGGTACTAATGACTCGTTACGACCCGCGTAGAAATCGGCGAGGCAGACACTTCGGCGAGGATACGACTCCGGTTGTATCTTCGATCAATCCGAACTCCGGCCGGACTTCTGGCGGCACATCGGTAACAATCACGGGTAAGAACTTCCGGTACCTGGGGAGCGGCGCCGCGCCGACCGTGCTATTTGGTACGACACCGGCTACCAGCGTGGTTGTGGTCAGCCCTACCTCAATCACTTGTAATACGCCGGTCGTGACGGTGGCCGGTCTGTATGACCTGACGGTGACTATTGGGTCACAGAGTGACACACTCTTCCGATGC